CGTCCACAACCTCAGTCCGGTCCTCCGTGTCCGTTTTCTCGACCTGTGGACTGGTCTGTGTACTGGACGTATTGTTCGCCTTTGCCTCTTGCTTGGTTTCTGGTTTCGTTGCTGGCTTCTCGTTACTCTCCTCCGGAATAACGGATTCGACATCAGGAAGATTACTTGCGTTTACACTAGCCGATTTTCCTTCGCCAGACATGGCCATATCAAAGTCAGCCAAGGCATTGATCGCTTTCGCCCTTGTGGATTGGGCAGGAAGCTTTCTTTTCTTGATCTCTTTGCCAAGCTCAGGTGTGGACATAGCCTCGTACTTAGCTTTAACCATTGGCCTATCCATGACCTTTCTTTGGCGTTGATCTAGCTCAACTTCATCTTTGATAGAATCAAAGTCCGTTCGTCCTTCAAGCTCTGATCTTGATGATTCAATCTCGCCTAGCTCTCTTTGCTTACTTTCGATATCGCCAAGATAGTTCTCTTGAGTAGCGACCGCTCCACTAGGCTGAGTGATTGCCTTAGCTGTGGACCATGCCATTTTTCCAAGATCGTTGAGCTGTTTGGCTTGTGCTGTGTTGGCAGGCTTTGGCATTTCCGCTAATCGATCCATGGCCCCCATTGGGTCACCAGAATTGACTTGCTTCTCAATGTCAGATACAAAGGCGTTGATCTCTGCCCGACTTGAGGCTTCACCTTTAGATTTGCGAGCCTTGGAAATAGCCGCGCTCCACTGCTTAACCCTAGATTTTACACCGTCAAGGTTGGCCTTGACGTTATCTTTTGATTCTTGATCTAAGCGTTCTTTCCTTTGCTTCTTAAGGTCTGCTTCTTTAGTTGTTCTTGGTGGTTGGTAAGCGTTGTCGCCTTTGCCTTGTGGTAAGAGTCCTTCGTTGGCTCCTTGCTGAATAATCGTTTCGCCAGACGGACCTTGGTTGTTGCCGCCTTCTGTTCGCCTTGGCAGGGCGAGTGGTTGATCTGGAGATTCTAAGCGATTGCCTCTATTTTGAGCTGGCTCTGGAACTTGATCCAAAGCCGCTCTTGGTCTAACTTGCGGTTCCTCTGGTATCACCTCGGCATCAACGGGGATCACGTCTAGCTGACTTGAGATGGATGCCTTTTGCTCATCATTCAGACGGCCAAACTTACCATCTAAAGCATCTTGAAGTTGCTCTCTCGAAGCGTTGTTGACTAAGTTTGGAAAGTGAGTTGGATCAAGTATTTTTCTCCAGTCGTACCTAGCATCCTCTAAGCCAGCATCATCAACATCGTAATTGAATGATGATCTTCCACCTTTGACCTCGGGCTCAGGTTGAGCACCATCTTGAGTCGTGGCATTGGTTTGCTCAGTGGGTTGATTCTGACCTTGAAGCAAACTGTTTAAATCCTCTTGCTTCTTCTTTTCTTCTGGATCAACGCCAGTATTTACCGCACCGCCAGCACCGCCGACTGCACCACCAATCAAACCACCTGCAACGCCAGACTCAACATACTTGAGTAGGTTCTCTTCCGTGAGGATTTGGTAGTTCTCATCAACCGATTTGATAGCGACATCCTGCAAGAACTCTTGAGTCATCTCGGTTGAGCCCTCGGTGGCAAAACCTTTCATCAAACCTTTGGTGAAAGACTTCATCAAAGACTCTTTAGCCCTATCGCTAACTAAGCCTTCTGGAAAGATTCGCTCTAGGTAGCCTGCCGCAACACCGTAGGCTATGGCTGTGCCTTGTGCGCTTTCGCCCGTTTCGTCCTTGATTGATCCGTAACCTTCGCCAGTCATTCTAGCTGTGCTGAATGCTCTGTTTACTGCGGTAGATAAACCAGACGCACCCTTGGCTGACTTAACCAAACCAAAAGCTTTGCCGGCTACCTTTGCGACTCCACCGGGTAAAGCGAAGCTGGCAAGATCGACGGCTCCACTAGACATGGAATGCAAAGCCCATTTACCAAAGTCACCAATTCCATTCATGTCTTTGAACTGCATCCTGTTGGAGTTTCTAGCGGCTCCCTCCTCGGCCCATTGAGAAACGTCATCCGCTAGGTTTTCGCCTGCATCAAAGCCCATGTACTCAGCCGCTCCAGAAGCGAAGTCAGCAAAGCCTTTGGCTACATTGTAACCACCCGTAGAAAGCCCTCTGGTGATTTGGCCGTCATCGGCAAGCATACCCTCACGTTGAGCTTGCTGAACCTGTAGATCCCTAAGTGCCTTCTTGAACGGGACAGGGCTTAACCTAGCTTTCTCTTGGCCCATCATGGTATCCGTAATGCCTTGAGATTCACGGATCATCTTTTCCGTTAGCTCATAAGCTGGCATACCATTGGCGTACTCTTCACGGTACGATGCTAAGGCAGGAGACTTTAAATCTCCAGAAGCCTCAAGATCTTGAAGGTATTGGTTAGCGACAAGCTCTTGCAACTCTGGCAGAGAAACACCCTTGCCAGAAAGATCACGAATATCATGCTCGTAATCGTCGTATCGCTTAATCAGGCTTTCATGTTCGTTCATGAAGGCAAGATCTATGTTTAAGGTGATTTGCTAACGGATATCTTGACGAGTTCCGCTATACTCCCTTCAATTCAGAATGGTAGCACCCCTACTTCTCTCATGCCTTGAATATTCTTATTTGCTGAATTTTTCATTAAATTAAACAATGGCATAGCTCCACCCTCGATTTCTTTTAACTCAGGAAGGTCTGGCAATTCTCCTATCTGGCCACCCATAGGGTAAATATCGGGGTTTTCTTTCATGATTTTCAATAGGAATATTTGTCCTGCTGGAGAAAGCTTTTCTTTCATTCTCCACATCTCCTCAACTTTCTTCACTGATTCTGTAGATTTAGGATCTTTGGAAACATGAGTTATTGCATTAACTAAACCATCAGCCTCTTTTGGATTTGTAATCATGGATTCATTGATCGCAATTTTCCTGATTTTTGGATCAACACCTTTCACGCTATCGCCAAAAGACTTCACGCCTTTAGTTATTCCTTCTTTGGTCAAGTCATAAGCACCACCAACGGAACTCAAAGCACCGCCAACGGTTTGACCTAAAGGAGACTTGGTTTGGGTAACATTATTGCTCAACAATGGAGAGTTGCCACCACCGGGCTTACCATTCATTTTCTCTCTAGCGGCTTTGATTCCACCACTTCTATTTTGAATAGCTTTTGCGAGCGGATCTTCTTGTGTTGCTTGAGGCTTGCCATCATCTGTATTAGGAGAAGTGGGGGGTTGGATTTCATCATCAACAAACTTCAAATACTCCTCGTTCACAGGCAAACCCAAGGCTTGAAGCTCTTTTACCATACTTGCCGCTCTCAGCTTCATGCTTTGATATTGAGGTGAGTTTTTGATAGCTGACAAATCATCTCCGCTCATGGGTGTCATGTTGCCATCAAAATCCCTCTTGCTCTCCATGGCCAAGATATCTTCAAAAGATTTATCAAGGTTTTTGTAAATCCTTTCAGCTCTTTTATCAATGGTCTTAGAGGAGGAGGATGATTTCTTTTCGCCCCTGAGTCTATCTATAGCCGAAGCATTCTTGTACTTGGTGTCAGCCTCTTTGTTTTTTAGATCTGCGCTGTGGGACTCCTTAACCATCTGCAATTTTTGATTATCAATCTCTCGCAAACGCAAGGTTTCAGCATCCTTGTTATTCAGCCACTTAGAGTCAACATCACCATCTCGTAAAGCCCTGCCGCTCTTTACTCCCTTGAACGCCTCAATAGCTGATGCTATGCCGGTGAACAGATTCTCTTTATTGGGACGCTTCTCAACGTGGCTAAAGTCGGAACCTTGGATGTGAGAATAATCTTCCATTTAACTACTGGTATTCTTTTTAGAGCTCAAAACTTCAACAATCATGGGGCGACCAACGATATTTGTTGGACGTTTATTTGAAACCATGGATGGCATTATTGACCTTCCCGAAGGACCACTAGGCCCACCAGCAAAAGATGATGATGAAGTGGATGAAGGCCCTGGCAAACTGCCTTGAACAGAAGGAGTCGCAGTTGACTTTGGCGTGTAAGATTGCCTAGTAGCCGCCGGAGCTGTGTATCCACCATCTTGCCTGCCCATGGTTGAGGCGTTTGGGTCAGCAATAGGAGCTGGCTCTAAACCGTTTTCATTAGCCTTGTTCGCCATGGTGTTAGACATGCCGCCAATAAAGCCACCGACTGAGTTACCTATGGTCTTCCAATCAATCGAAGAGTCGATACTGCTATGCTCTCTTTGTGCCGCTCCAATGGTTGATAGCATAGCGTTTTCATGCTGTTGAGCTATATTGTCTTTGTAGTTGAAGTTATCGGTTATCGCTCCCATCTTGAAAGCGTCGATAGATTTTTGCTCGGCATATTTGAACTCTTCAAGTGAGATTTCTCCGGCATCAAGCATAGACCTCAATTGCCCCATCGCATTTTGATAAAGCTCCTGTGCGTAGGCTTCACGTTGATTTGAGTCTTGAATCATAGCCAGCTCTTGAGATCCTTGGCTCATCATGGAGTTTAGCTTTTGATTTCCAAATTGACTCAATAGCTCTGCCATCGCTGTATTCTCGGTGGCCTTCGCTCCTTGGATTCGGTTTAAGCCTTGGTTCATCGCTGTGTTGCCGCCACTGATAACCTCTTGTCGTAACCTAGCCTTTTGATCTTGGCCTTGGAGATTAGCATTAGCCGCAAGATCACCCTGCGCCATAGCTTCAGCAAACATCGTGGTCATCTTCTTACCAGTGAGGTCAGACTGGCCCCTGCCTGCATCAGAACGATCAATCTCTTTTTGGATATCACCAAAGGCTTTCGATGTCTTGGCTACAACATTGTCAAAGTCTAAAGGTCTACCGCCAGAATCCTCAAGCTGTTTAAGATCAATCTTAGCTGAATCCGTAGCCTCCCATGTGTTACGGATAGCCTCATCAGCATCCGTCTTGAACTCATCTTTAAGCTCACGGTTGTAAGCCAAATCAACTTGAACAAGGTCTTTAACTTCGGTGTAAAGGCTATCTAGCTCGGCGTTGTATTCGGAGAAGATATCTTGGCTTATGCCTAGCTCCTCTGCTATGTTTTGCTCAATAAGCTCAAGCTGTTTGCCGTACTCCTCATAGGCGGCTGTTTCGTTTCTGGCATAAATACCTTGGTACTTCAAGGTCATGTTGGCGTACTGCTCAAGCATCTTGTCTGCTTGCTCTTCCGCGAACTTAAGCTGTTCGCCTTCTAGTTTGTCAGCTTCCCTGAGTCGCTTTCTTACCGATGCCGCAACTTTTGCTGAAACGGCTTTGATGCGCTTCTCAAGTTCCTTTTGGCGTTTCTTGGCTGAATTAGACCCCATGATTGAGCCGCCGATGCTGGCCACCATACTTGCCGCACCCATGCCTACTGCAACCATGCTCATACGCTAACCTCCAACATCTTTACGCTTTCCCTATAATCCTTCATGCAAGGGAAAGATATCTCCCTCTCAATGTCTTTGATATTTTCTTTTGTGGTTCTATCCACAGTAAACCAAATCGTGTCTTCAATAGCCTCAAAAACTCTTCTTCTTCCAGACTTGCCGACCATGAAGTTGAAGCCTTCCAATTCTTTAGGATCATCTTTTGATCCATCCTCATGGAATGAAGTTACCAAAACCTTACCACTGACCATAACATCAATGTAATCTTCAGCATGGACTTTTCCAATAATAAACTCACCCTTTCGGATAACCAAAGCCCTTGAGTGCATTCCATTAACGGTCTTATGATTTAGATGGTCATTATTCCATTCATCAACATCGAACTCAATAGCGTCGAGTAAGATTTTTTCAAAAGACTCCATTTCATCAAGATTGTTACACCTCGGAAAAGCCATAGGCTTAGAAAGATCTTTTAAAAAATCACTCATCTGATTTAAGAGCTCACTCATTAGCTGAGTATCGCTTTAAACTCCGTGATTTGTCCTGATCCTGTAACCATCCATGAGGCTTCTCTAGCCAACTCTCCTTGAGGGAATCGTATGATCCGTTCTCGCTTCATACCGTCTAGGTTGAGATCACGCGAACTCTTCTCTCTTCCGTCTAAGTAGAGTTTAAGTTTAAACTTGCCTTCACCGTAAATTTCTAGCCTCACAAACCTTTTGTCGTCAGGTTGGTTTAAGACTAGGCCATCCATTCGGTATTGGAGAACGATGCTTTCATTTCCTTCAAACATAGCGTTTGCCCAATTCTTACGACAAGCCACCATGTAGCCTTGCCTTCTATCGTAGAATGATCCCGTGTAGGCGTTGGTGGTTTCGACAAAACCAATACCTCGCTCTTCGATGTAGAGCAAAGTGCCTTTGTTGTGGAAGATATAGAGGATGCCATCACCAAATCCGATGTGGACGGTTGATTTTTCGATATCATCAAAGTAATCCTCCCCTAGTAAATTCCTCGATATGGAGTTGTGCCCACTGTTATTGATTCTGCCAATTCCATTCTTGTAAACATAAAACAAACCATACTCGGTGGATATGCAGGCCCGACGACCCACGGCACGATGGCCAATGTAATCAGGCAAAACATTCATGTTTATTGGGTTATCGCCAATAATCCGTTGAATGCCAGAATCAGTAAAGGCGTAAAGGTCGCCGCCAAAGGTTTCTATGGATATGATTCTATCGTTACAACTAACAATGTACTGCGATGGAAAAGACTCGGGCTGATTAGCTTCAGAGACATAAATCTTTTCATCCTTCCATGCAACGAGCTGGCCATAGTAAAGCTTGGTGCAAACGCCATCGAACACAACGGGAGCAGGCTGTCTTAAAACGGTGGCTCCATCTGAGCTGAATATCCCACTGAACGTACCGTTAAGATCCGCCCCGGGTAAGTAGTCATCGTAAAAGTCCTGACCAATGGGAACCTCGGCAACTTTTTGGAAAGATGATGTTCCTCGGTATCCGGTTGATATCCTGTAGATATGCCACCTGATGACGCTTTGGCCTGATATCTTTGGTCGCCTAATCCTAAAAGCAAGAATATCGTGTTGTGACGTGACAATCTCAGAGGGTGCTGATTCATCCTCATATCCATCAACGTCACGAACGAAAGTGATGACATAGCCCATTTCGTAGAACCACCCAACAGAAGCAGACTCTGCCTTCACTTTCGTCGTGTCATTCGGCAATGGTTGAACAGTAGGCGAGCTTGGGGTGGGCTGGCTCAAATCGTCTACTGAATATGGCGATCTAAGCGTACCCGTTGGTTGCCTGACCGCTCGCTTCCATTTGCCAGAATCTTTATAAACCATGATGTCAAAACCATTGAGACTGAGCGTGACGTAATTGGAATGACCAGATACGATATCGTTACCGTACTGAACAACCTCTCCATCATGCCCAGCCTCAAGGGGCTTATCGACATCAAACGGCTTGAGTATCCCATTTCTGAGATCTACGTTTTTTGCCACCTTTGTGGGAAGAACGATCCCGTTTGCAGGATCTTCCTTTTTGGTGTTTAGTCCACCAAACTCAGAGATGACAAAATCAGGCAATTAGTCTACCACCTTCCAATCATTTTTTGTTAGATCGGCAGAATCAATATGGTGAGGACTCATCAAAACATTTTTACTCATTTCAAGAAAACCGTTTTTCTTGATCCAATCATGATCATCACGAACTAATCTCTTGCCTTCATCCATTAGCTTTTTAGCTTCATGGAAAGATAGTTTACTCATGCTTGTTTCCTCGTAATGATACCGAAGTCGGCATTTAAACGATCATCCAGTCTCTAGCAAGCATGTCTGTTTGAGATGCGAGCCAAGGAACAATAGATCTTGGTGCGTGGTCATTATCACTCTGCAAACCTGTAGTGTCAATCGCAATGAACGATCCAAGCTCAAGTTCAAAAGGCTCTTTGCCTTCAAAAGTAGCCTCGATCTCATCAATATCTTTTATCAGGAAGATGTATATGCCTTTCCCGTTCCAGCCAAGGCGAGCAACCTTTTCGCCTTTCCTCATGGCCTCGATGGCATGACCGAAAGACATCCCATCAGTGGGCCTGTTTGCATTCTCGAATTGTTCTTTGGGACACCAAGACACATACCCTTGATGATCTTTGTGATTGCTTTCGCCGTCAGGATACTCAACCAAATACCCTTCATCAGCACCGTCTTCGTCAGATGGAAGATCCCATCCTCTATACTCGTTATAGTCAAGCCTATTCATCGGTTTGGCTTTAACTATCTTGACTCCGATGTAGGTATCCATGATTAGATTTCACCCATAAAAAGTTTTTCTTTCAAGAGATAACCTTCAAGAATCCAAATCTTGTCAGCCGCATTTCGTCGAGCAATCTTTTTTCCAAGTTCCTCATCAAAATTTGACGGACTTGCACATGCGCTCTCACCCGTGACATTAAATCCATTTTGCAAAGTCAAAACACAAACCGTTAAGCATGTTTCCTTAAAGACTTGATATTTTTCATTCTTAATCTTTGACTCAATATGCTCAGGAGTGATCCTTGGAGCGGTCAAGCCCTTATCTTGGATTTCATTTTCGATAGCTTCATCTCTACTCATGCTTATACCTCAATCTCAATAGGCTCTTCATCTTCTGAGGCATTAGTCTCAGGAAAGTCAACCTCTTTAGCCTTAAGCTTCTCTGCTTTGGTTCTGGCCGCACTTGCCGCCGCTACCGTCTTGTAGACTTTGCCGTTAAAGGTTCGTTCAGCTTCATCATCAACTGGCTCAGGTTTGGCCTCAACTTTAGGCTCCGATCCACCAGCCATTTTTTCAATCATCGCTTCAAGACGATCTAGGCGATCATTGCTTTTGCCCAAAGCTTCGTTTTTCTCGTAGAGCTCAGACTGGAGTTTAAGAATACGCTCATCAATGGCTTTAGGGCTGTTCGCCACCTCTGCCGATGCGATCTTCTCACTTGCCATCATGTCACCGTAAACAAGGTTTTTGCAACCAAGACGAAGACGATAATAAGGGCTTTCAACATCTTTGATTTGAGAGGCATCTTTAAGCAATGCTGTGATGCCTTCTGGAGATTGATATTCCTCATCGATCAACGTAACCTCAATGGTGGGTTTAACGGCAATCGTTTCATAAGTCTCGTTGTTCGGGTCAGAGTTTTCTCTGTGAGTGAACTGCTTAGAGAGCTTTGCTTGCTCAACCAGAAACCTTGGCAATACACAAGGCTGGCCTTCAACCAAAACGCCAACATGACCGTTTACCATAACGTCTAATTTAGACGGGAACGATTCATTGGGTCTTGAGTAAAGAGCGATAACAAACTCTTTAGTGTTCTTCTTTTTTCCTTCAAGTGGATTCATGTTTTGGTGGTCCTATAGTTAAAGTAAAAATAGGGGATGACCGAAGCCACCCCCTAAGACATGCTAGAGATCAGAACGGAAAGCGATCACGATCAATTGCTCATCGGCTGTATCATTGATATCAACGAGTCCGGCGGCTAGAACAAGCCCTGCGGCTGTTTCAGAAACAACACCAATAGAGCCTTTGGCTGTACGGGTGACGCCTGAGTCTGTGGCTAGTGTGCCATCTGCGGCAACGTAGTCACCGTCATTGATATCATTTACGACACTTCCAGCATCAATGGCCATCTGAGACATGCCAAGTCGAGTATTCACATACTCAATACGGCTACCAGAAGTTACATTCATGATGATGGCGTAACTAGGAATGAAACCAAGCTCAACAACGAGCTCGGCATTTGTGGATTTAACCTCTTTGGTTACTGCGGCGTGCATAATTTAATCTCCTTATGCTCCAAGTTTAGAATCAGTCTTGGCAACCACTTCGATGCGGCTCAAGTATTTTTGTTGCTTGATGAGTCCACCAAACCAAAGCTCCCATGAGACGTGACCTTTGTTGCCGTTTTTGTCGGTATCAGATACGCGAGCATTGTGGACATGAAGTTTCACGCCACCTTCACCTTGAAGACCACCAAAATCAAAGGCATCTTTACCGAAGGTTACAACGGGGTAAACGTCAGCTTTTCCACCAGTGTTGATGATGTCAGTCAACTCACCACCGGCAAGAGTCTTGCCAGCACCAAGCATAGGCTTGAAGAAGCCGGAGCACAAGACGCGCTGACGGTTGTAAGTACCAATCTCAAAAGGCATAGGCTTGATGCGTGAGCTGTATTTCTCAACTCGGGTAAAGCCTTCCATGGCGCGGAAGTCGTTAGCCAACTCATGAGGTGCAATAGTGATATAACAAGCGTCCAATGCTTCCTCACCCCAATTTGAGGTGGAGTCATACATTTTGGTGATAGGCTTCGTTTCGTTGATCTCAAGGTAGCGTTGTTGAACGTCCAAAAGACCGGGGCGCAAGTAGTCGGCAACTTCACCACGGGTAGTACCAGTGGAGTAGAAAACAGACGTACCATTTCTGATGATATCGACACCAAGCGTTTCGGCAGAGCGAGCGGCTTGATCTTTAGCATCTTCCATAGCCATTTCAAAGATAGGATCATCGTGAGTTTTGATGATGTGTCCGTGAAGTGGGAAGTAAGACGAGTAGCGTTTCAGTTTAAACTGTAGCTTCTCGTAAGTGGTTTCGCTCATGACTGGCTCGTTAGAACCCACAAGCTCTGTGGTTACAGGGTCGGGAGTATGCTTACGCAAGATCTCAACCATGTCACCTTTGCGTTTAGCAAGGTCACATTTGCCAGCAAACTTTGATACCATGATTTGCTCACGGATATCATAGATGAAGCCGGCTTTGATTTCCTTGCCGACATTAAACGGGATTTCACCCTGACTTTTACCGTAGTTCATTTTCCTTTTTGTTCAAATAGAAGTGTAGAATTGACTATCTGGACCTGCTTTTCTTTAGCTTGGCATTGATCTTTTCCCATGATTCGTCATCGCTGGAATCACTTGAAGATTGCCCACCTAAAGATTGTGGTGATATAGAAGATTGACGGCCAAAATTCCTTCTGGCTTTCATATCCTCAACATTTGAGCGGTAGTCCTTGTAGTAATCAAGGATCTCAACAAAACCCGATGGGTCATATTGTCCTTTATCCGCTAAAATGGTTTGACGTAGAGCTTCATTTGACCTCAACCAGATATCAAAGTCCTTCGATTTCTTGATCTCAAAAGCATCAGGGTGAACAGACTTAACGCCCTCTTCCCATTTATGATTCATCTCTTGAGCCATATCGTTCTCGATGGCTTGTGATCTGGCTTCGGACTCCGCTTGCTCTTTGAGGCGTTCACGTTCGGACAGTCCAGAATCCAATCGTGCCTTAAGGATCTTCTCCATAGCTGTCATCCCTTCGGGGTTGAGCTCGAAAAATTCCTTCTCCTCTTCCGTCAGTCCGTACTCTTTGGACAATACCTCGATATCCTTCTGATTCTCTGGGGCGGCTACATCGCCGGAAGCCAAATCATCTTTAAGCTTGTCGGTATTTTCCTGTTCTGCTTCTAGCCTCTCACGTTCTTCACGGATGCGCTTAAGCTCTTCACGTTGAGTCTTGAACTCTCGGTGCGTGTCGCTCATTCGCTTCTCTGCAATCTCGCGAGCCTTGCGTTCTTTCTCTAACTCCTGACGAAGCTGTGAAAGTTCACTTGGTTGCTGGTCGCTTTCGCCTTCACCATTGCTTTTCAGCTTGGCGTTGACTTGTTCCCAAGATTCCTCTTGAGCACGGTGTTCACCTTCTCCCTCGGGAAGTCCGTTGTCGCTAGGGGCCGATTGCTCGGGAAGCCTATTGTCATCGGGGGCCAATTCTAAGGTGGAATTATTAGAGTCTGAGTTCTGTTTGTTCATGCGGTACTTTTTCTCTTGCAAAAAACTGGGTGGTTATCTCATCTATGAGGTTGAGCTTTGCCTGTGCTTGATGCACCGCTTTCATGTCTTCCGCATTTCTGAGAGTTTTCTTGAACGCTTCGCTGTGTTCAGTGAGAATCTTTTTAAGTCGCTTTGCTTCTAATGTTTCAGCAATCATTTCATCGCTCCTTTTTCGAGCTCGGATTCATGCTTGATGATGTCACGCTTGATGTCGTGATCTCGGTCTTTCTCGTTTTCCTGAGCTTCGACCTGTAGCTTCATCATTTCTAACTGGCCTTTGACTTCGGCCTTGGCTTGCTCGACGGCGATCTTAGCTTCCGCTTCACCCATCTTTTCTTGCATAGCCGCTTGCATGGCCATCTGTTCTTGTTGCATGGCTTGTTGCTGTTGCTGTTGCATAGCTATCTCAACTTCCTCAACGGTCTTGAGGTACTTGTCAGAAGAGACACCAAGGAGAGAAACCTTGTCCTCGATGATCTTACGAATGTTGAAGTGAGCGTAGAACTCTGGTGATGCCATAGCCAACTCAATGAGTCGATCTAGCTCCATCATCTTGATACGCTTATTCTCAAACGTAGAAAATCCGGTTGCTTGGATTTTAAAGTCACCGATAACGATCTTAGATTGATCGTGATACACCAACATGTATTGGTAGATCATCTCAACACCAAGAATGATGGACTGGTCAAGGTTCTTGATGACCGTACCCAATTGTTTTAGTGCATGAGCCTCTTGCTGTTGAGTCTCAAAGGCTGTCTTTGCATTGGCCCCGTTCTGACCTTCTATGATCCTTGGTACGCCTGACTCATGATCTATCAACTCCATGAGCTTGGTTAATCCCTCAAGGAATGCTCCAGACACGTCTTGGACGTTGAACTGCTGAATCATTTCATGGATAGACTCACCCTCTCGCATAAAGAAGGTCTTTCCGGGATACATTTTCATATCCTCGTTCTCTGACCTGTCTAACTTTGATGTGATGACACCAAGAATGACTGAGCTTGAGAGTAGCTTATTGTCTACCCAGTAACGAAGGAAACGGTTGAACTCTGATTGAAGATCACGAAGCTTTTCGCAAATTCCCTTCCCAACCCAGTCGCCGTCAACGGTTTCCCACTGCCATAAATGAATGGGTCGCAATCCACTAGGATGAGGATTCTCAATAACTCTGATGATCTCGCCATCACGGGTAAAATCAACGATGACGCTTACCGTGTCATAATCTTCAATACTGCCCTCTTCATTTTGAGTGATCTGAGAAGGAGCGTTGATCGTGCCTTGGATATCTATTCTTTTGATATCACCGTAAAATGTATAGACCGGAATGCCTCGGATGGTGCTAGAGTCATCGTCTAAGTTGTGACGAAAAGTTTTAGTTGATTGATACTGAGAATCCTTCTCCTGATTAAACTCCCCATCGTGATGCTTCATCAAGATCGTGAGAATCATGTCAGCGTCATACTTGGGAACCTGATTCCCATCGCCCATATCAATCATCTCATCGGCCATTTTTCTCAGAGTTGTTGAGCTGTAGTGATTACGCTCAAAGATGCCAAAGCCTTTTTGTGAATCACCTTCACAAGCAGGATCAGGGAAGATATCGGCAGGCTTAACTCGCTTAAAGCCAATGCGCTCAATCTCGCTGATGTTCATGTTGGGTAACACCTCAGACTTGAGCCATTCATCTCTCATGGCCTCACCTTCTGGCGTCATTTGGCCATTCTCATTTTGCAAAGCTGGCATCGCAGAGAGAGCGTTGATATTGATTCGCCTTGCTTTATCCATGTAAAGATGTGGAGATTTAAAGCATCCAACCCCGTACTTAGAGCAATCGTCCACTGTCTTTCTTAGCTCGATGTAAGACTTGGACTCAAGTAAGTTGTCATCCATAGACTTTTCCATATTGGTCATGGACTTTTCAACATCAACGCCAATAGAGCGAAGCATTTCATTTACGCTGTCATCGGTTTCGCTGACCGGAGTCTCTGACAACGCAAAGGGGAACTTACCACCATTGCCTAGAGCATCATCTAATTGTGAGATAGCGGATCGCCTTTTCTGTTCAGCGATATTGTAATAGAGTTGTGATCTCCAATTCTCATTGGCATCATCGGTGTCGTACTGGTTGGCATAAGCACCTTTGACCATGCGGTCATAGATCTCCCAGTCCTCAGAGTAGTTATTCTTCTTGTGCTTATCGCAGTATTCAAGCTTATCGACTAACCATGCGCTCAACTTTTGGAGCTTGTCATCGTCAACAAGATCTTGTTTTTTTTGCGTAACCACTTGAGAATCAATACTCATAGAGAACAAAGTTCTCCAGAAAAATGGGATAGCTATCTAAATTGTTTACGAGTTCCGTTAGATTCCTACAATTTCCGTATGGATATGATTGGAACCAAAGAAGTCATAGAAATTCTCGGGATCTGTGACAAGACACTAACGCTCATGATACGCCAAGAGGGTTTCCCTATGGCAAAGATGGGCAGGACATACAAAGGAGATCGAGCCGACATCTACGCTTGGATTAGATCAAGATATCCAAAAGACTACAAGGACATGATCACTAGGGCTAACTACTATGAGCGGAGTGTCAGAACAAGGGGGCAATTCCAAGCTGAAGAATTTGGCATCGCTGAACGCCCTGATGGTACACGGTACACGGTGAGAGGTCGCAAATATATTTTGATGAGCGTCAATGGAGAACTTGACGGTGATATTTTAGTTCAGAAATTACACAGTGGAAACTGTAGCTTTGAGCAACTAACCAGAGAGCCCGTCTTAACAAAATGAGTCTACCTAGCCATATCACCACATTCAAAGAGCTCAGTGAGATAACTGAACAGGCACTAACACAGTGCGAACCGATGAAGTTAAAGGTGGCCTTGTATTACTGCCATCTTTATATCGATACATGCCAGAAGCATGGAGCCACCCCGTTTGATAGTTTTGTGCAAAGACTCCACGGCTTCCAACCGCTAGAAGAGCTTATGCAGAAAGATCACTCTGAGGACCATGAACCAAAGGAGACTCAGAGCTAGACTTGTGTTTTACGTTAATGGGGTGATGTAGGCATAGATATTTACATGTGTCACCACAATGGTCCTCTTGATTATCAGCTATGTCATCCATCTTCGTTTCATGCCTAGCCAATTCTGGAATTGTTCTTATGCAATTAGTACATGATTCAGTGAAATAAAGCAACGGTTGACCATCCCTTCCCTTGAGTCGTGTCCTGATTTGCTCCCAACCTACTTTAGCTGATCCCGGACTTTTGTTTGAGCGAGTGAACAAAATACCCTCTCTCTCAAAGTTAATATAAAGGTTTGAATCCTTTCCATCCGTGTTTGCGTAGATTTGATTATCGGCTGGTCCTGCAATAACTCTATCATCTATCGCCATGTCGATCTCATGTCTAGCTATGGCCTTTGCAACTTCTGTTGAAGTCATCCTCATCCCTTCGTTTAGCTGGCCTCCTTCACGCTGTCCGTAATACTCCCATAAAACAATGATCGCTCCTCTTGGGAATTGCATTCCATTCCTCATGGGATCACCGTTGCTGATCGTGTACCAAAGATGACAGAAAGGAGTTGAGCTACCCCAGTCAAAAGCCCTTCTGATTTCCCAGTCTCTCGGAACATCAATCGGCCTTATTCTTGGCACGACATGATCTCTAGCATTCCAAAGATCACCGAAGAATGAACCGATTGCAATATCCCAGCACCCTTCAAACCATGCCTTACGAAATACTTCCGGTAAAGCCATGAGCCACGTCACATAGTCAGGGTCATTTTCCCAAAGGTAAGGATTATCCTGTACCGTTGAGGAAACCATCATTCTTGTTTGTCCTCTTCTCTTCTTGCCGTTTACTATCCTGTCAGGCAATTTCATGAGTCTTCTACCTAGCGGTGCAGGATCATAGAATCGCCTCTTTACCTCTTGGTGCAGTCTTCCGCCCGGATTTCCAGTAAATCGCATAATGCACTTCACCCTTGGATCTTTTGAGCGGCAAACTGAGCCCATCTTGTCTACGATCTCCCAAGAAGCGAACTCAGTGATCTCATCAAACCCCACTAGAGTGTAAGCATTTCCATGATAACGACTGTAATCATCCACTCGTTCCATGTTGCCTAACTCAAGGGTAGCTCCTTTGAATCGTCCTTTCCCGTAAAAAACGTGGTCCTGAGAATTGTACTTACCGATGCCCGTCTCTTCGATCATCTCTTTGCCCTGACGTATGATCTCGCGAAGGTCACGGAATTGACGCCTCAGAATCAATGGCCTAGCTGACTTGCCGTACATCTGCCATTGAGTCAGACATGTACCTAGAATCCAGCTCGTTTTTCCACTATTATGATGGAGTATGCCTTGAGCAAAGTAGCAATTTGTTTCTGGAACGTGGAGATCCCAATAATTGAGTCTTTCTATGGGTTCGACGCTCATTATCCTCTCAAAATGAACAACATGAGCCGTTAGAGCCATGACTTTGATGAAGGGCTCCATCATGGTTATATCCTTTAGCATCTTCCACTCGTCGCCCCAGCACAAGAACTTGTGCTCGTCGGTCACTGTGACAGACCTGCCACTTTGCATTTTAACCTCGTAGAGAGTCTCTAGCGAACCCTCTACACTGGGGGTGGCGTAAGTCGTGATGATTTCACCATCCTTATGAGAGTATATTTCCCCTCCCTTCCACTCACTAATTTTGACTGGACCATTGGGAGTGTCGAGGAGAGTATCAGGATGAACACAGCCACGGCCACCACCAAAGAAGAGCTGGTCAACATCCATCCTTTCCCAAGCAAGCTGTTGAGCCCCTGCGTTTGGAGTCCAGATAGCTTTGGTTTTCTTAGACACTAACCCCAAAGATATTGGCTAGTTTTGCGGATGTGTCATCAGGTAATCCGTCTGTTTTAGTCTTGATTAACTCCAAAAATCCACCACCCCTTTCAATGTCGGCTCTGATCGCGGCCACCAGAGCCACCTCGTCAATGTTTGAATTACCAATGGCTTGAACTATTGCTTCAATAACGGCCTGTCCGTCTAACTCATCAAGCAAGGCCGATTCTACGGCTGTGGCAACTTGGTCGGCTGTGACATTCTCAAGTCCAGAAATGGCAGACTCGATGCTGGACTGGGCCGTGGTTACGTCCGAAGGCGTTGCGAATCCGGTCGCTGTAGTCCAGTTTCCTTGATTCGTCTGTAGCTCGTTCGTGTCATCTAGGATCTGCGTGATGCTTGCGTTGTCAGGAGCTACCGTATTAGCTCCGTCTGTTCCTCGCATATCAACATTCGTTTGCACTGTTGTAACGTTCGCAACTGTATCAGAAGCAGGATCGAAAGTGCTCCTAGAACTAACAGGTTGATCCAAATTATCAAGTCTAGCGTCATCATCAAGAAGAATATTTGCAGGAATGGTCGCCTTTGAAGCGTCCCTTGAGGCAGTATCAGTAGTGACGTCTTCGGTCAAACCTCGTGTAGCATAGGTCCACACATCGACGGCAGTTAGTCCACCAGTTGTCAAGGAATCCTTGATAGCTTCCAATGTGTCCGATGTCGTCCAACCTGCGCCCTTAATTTCAGTGAATGCGGCAGTCAT